AACCGGAATTTGGTTATAATCAAACACACGGTGGTAATAGTGTGGGAATGCACACCAAAGAAACGAAAGCTAAAATATCTGCTACGCTAAAGGGAAGAAGGAACACGGCAGAACAAATAGCAAGATTTTCTGCTGTAAGGAAAGGTCATTTAACCTCTTTAGAGACTAGGGCAAAAATGTCTGCTGCTCGTAAAGGGAAAAAAATAATCGGAAGAAAGCCTCCCACCCCGGAAACATGTATGAAAATATCAGCAACGCTTAAAGGGAGAAAGCGCCCGCTAGAAATTTGTGCTAAAATAGCTGCGACTAAGAAAAACAACCCTTATATTGCTTCAGAAGAAACAAGAGCAAAAATCTCCGCTGGGCTCAAAGGGCGTCTTGTATCTCCCGAAACCAAAGCTAAAATATCTTTTGCTATTAAGAAACTCAATCTTTCGAAGAAAGCGACCGTAGAAGCAACTCAGCATAATTTACTTTCTTCACTGTTGCCTCATTCCTAACTTCTTCTACTGTTTGTCGCTGCCTTGTTCCAAATCGTGTGAGTAAATCTATAACAACACAACTATGTGTTTGACCGCTACGATGTATGCGGCCTACTGCTTGATCGCGCGTAATTGGGCTCGTCTGCACACTGCTGAAAAATACTGCAACGGATGCACATTGAAGGTTGAGCCCTTCTCCTCCACTCGAAGGATGTAAAACCATCACTCTACAATCCGATTCCGTTCTAAACTTAGCAAGTTGTTCGTCTGGGTGTTTAATGCCGCCCCGAAGAGAAGCAAACCTAACTTTCTCCTTACCTAACCGTTTTTCAATAAGTTCGGCTTCGTAAATCCAAGAATGAAAAATCACAATCTTCTCATTGGTTTCGTCCAATAAGTCTATAAGTTCATCTAATTTTGGATTTCGACCTGGTATCACTTCTCCTTGCCCCTCTGCTACATACACAAAACCACTACATACTTGAGCAAGTTTTTGTGCTTTGCTCTCGATGTTTGACAAGGTAATTTGACCGTTTCTAAACTCAAGGTCTATACCATCAAGTATTCGGTCATAATACTCTAACTGTTCATTTGTTAGTTCAACCCTTCGTTGCTCATAAACAATAGATTGCAGATCCACACACTCGCGAGTCTCGTAACGCAGAACTTTAGGAGCAATTTTGTCGAGGATGATTTGATCGTGCCCTTTCTTCAATGACCACTGAGGAATTTTGAAACCTCGAACTATAATTTCAAATCTGTTGAAATGTGTATACATAAATTCTGCATACGACGTGCCTAATGTTGCTCCTCTGTCGAGTACCATGAACATCGACCAAAAATCTCCTTCATTCCGCCCATAGGGCGATCCTGTAAGCAGTGTACAACATTGAGAAAAGGCTGAGAGACGGTATGCGATCCTAGCTTGGAGAACGTTCTCCGCGAGACCCCTTAAATGGTGCGCCTCGTCAAAGATTACATTGTCGAACGAAGATCGCATCAATGCTTCGTCGTCCAGCACGAACTTGTTGACCTTCTCACCTTTATTGTTGACCTTTGCAACTTTCTTTCCAAACAACAACTTCAAGCCCGGGTATGAAGTAACGTAGATGTCAGCTTCAACTGTTGCGAGAAGCTGCTTTCTCTCTTCGGTTGTCCCTTGCAATATGCAGTAACTGAAGTATGTATGCTTGGGAATCTCTTCAGCCCAAGTTGACTTCACACTATTAGGGCATACAACCAGTGTTCGTTTACAACCCCTGAGCCGGGTGATGATCAACGATGTGTACGTTTTCCCTGTGCCAATGCCAAGGAGAGGAAACACACGACGATCATCACCACAAGCCCAGAGAGCAGTAGCAAGCTGATGAGCAAAAGGAGTGGTCTTGAACCACGCAAGTCGCTCCTTGCCGAAGATCGAGAGGAGGTCCTCTTTACTCAGCAACTTGAAGTCCGCACTGGAAAGCGTGTCAAACATCAGACGTGACGCTATGACGGACACCCCAGGTCGCTTTTGCGTTGGTTAGCAGAGCGTGATCGGGATCCTGAAAAAGATTCACAGTCAACCCCACTGGGAATCTGAATTTCAGGGGATCAGCGTCCTCTTTCGTTTTCAACGCCTCGGCCAGTGCCTCTTCGTACGCTTTCACCCACTGGTCGAATGAGATATCAACCAACTCAGCTAACCGTGCTTTGACTTTCGCTCTGGCTTCCTCGATTTTGATCATCATATCCATCTCCTTTTCGCTGCGTTTCGTTCTACTTCTCGTTTAACACCTTCACTATCTAAGATCATATTGTTCAAACCCATCAAATCGTTGCGACCAGTTTCTACTGTTACTCGCTCTGCGAACTTGAAGTTGCGTGGGTCAGTGAATTGAGTGACAGTAGTCCAACCCGTGATGTGTGCATGATCGATGGTCATACCACCTAACAAACGACCACTGTCGTCAACGAGAAAAACAGTGCCATACGACGCAATGTCTCTCGTGTCTGGCTCAACCCATTTCATTCGTTTTCTTCACTCTCGGGTACATCTGCTAACTGGATTCCAAGTTTGTAAGGGAACGATTCACTGTACATTTGCCCCATATCGAGATTTGTAACAACCCCCGTCACAATATCCTCGACACCGATACGAGCTGCTACTACACGAACAATTCCTATGCTCTGCTCTTTCATGGGCTCGGTTTGTGCCGTTGACCACATAATATCGCAATTCGCTACTTTTCGTATGTCTTCTGCTGCTGCAGTTTTATTTACTACTTTCGAATAAATAGTCTGTCTAGTAGATTGCGACGCAGTCGCTGAAATAATAGCCCGCTCATCAGCAATTCTTTTGTGATGAATATATGTTTCGTTTATCTGGTCTCTTGTGGGTTTGAACGCGTCAATGGGCTTCATAATATCGCCGTAATCGGTGATCAACAAATCAGGGACGAACTTCTGAAACCGCTCGAGTTCGTTGAGGTGTGCTTCGACGTCAAGAATCGTCTTCGATCCCATCGGAAACTTCTTTAGGAATAAACGACCACCAAACCGCTCGAGTACTTTACGTGCATTTTTTCGTGCTGTTGTATCCGTAATACATGGTCGGTCAATCATTTCTGACTTCACCAGGCCGGATGCAGGATCGAAGAAGTACCGAGGAATTTGTTTGTACCGCTTATCCAACCCTTTCAACGATCCTATAGCGCGGTCAAATCGAACAGCCAGCTCCTTCTCGCTGCACTCAAAAGAGTAGTAAGCAACGTTAAGTCCACGCATCAATCCAACTGTACCTAAGTGAACTAGTGACCACGTCTTTTTGCCCTTGGGGCCCGCGAGCCAAACCGCAAATTCGCCGCGACTCAACCCTTTACGCCACTTGTCAATTCCCTCAATACCAATTGGCATGATGCTGTCGTCGAGATCAGCATAAAGTGTCGTCTTGTCTGTAAAATACTCAACGCCCGTCTCTACAGATTTCAAGCCCGCATGCAACGCATTGGACATCAACAACCGGGCTCCCTCGATCTCTCCTTGATCAATCATCTTCACGAACTCTACTGCGGCTATCTCGAAAGTTCGTGAACGAATAAATTCAGACAACCGATGAAACACATAATCCACATTTGGCGGCTTCATCATCGTTATGCGGTCCAAGAAATTGTAACACAATTCTATCGTTTCTGGGCGTGAAGCTTTGAGAGTATAGTCCAACGCATCGCAGATGTGATCCTTCGGCGCATCCCTTGTTGTATCAAAGTAATCGAAACATGCAGTGACAACCTTATACGTCACTTCACTGGGAAGGAGCTTGGGGTCTAAATAGGGACGCACTAAACCAAGAAAGTCCTTTGACGTTATTGCCAAAAATGCAACGCAGTCCTGAATATGAGGAGTCACTTCGGACATATCACACGAACCCACCCTCTTTTAGAAATTGCGGTAAAATCGCGACCCACATGTTCGAACTGTACAATGTGCCTAGCTTAACAGCTTCTCCTGATTTCTCTGCTTGCTGCTGCAAGCAAAGGAGCAGCCAGCGGACTACCTCTCGCTGCGACACAG